ACCCTGATTAGCTGTTGTCTCATTAATGTTTAAGCCATCTTTGTTATATATAAAATGCTCTTCGGTGGTCATAATGCGATCTATTCCATTCGCATCCTTTTGACTTACAACCGTTTTAATCTTTTTAATACATCTTGGATCAACGTAACGAAGTTCCTGTATTCCTCTATTTGGTTTTGTTTCGTCAATTAATACTTGATAATACAGCCGCGCATCTACATACCATCGTCTAACAACATCATATGCATTATCTTGAAAGTTTAATAAACGCAAAACGTTTTTAAATTCGTTTTGTATTTTTTCTTTGAGTTCATCAGACATTTTAAAATTTTCATTGATCACAATTTGTACAGGTGGCTGTTCTTGATCAACGATGATCAAATCATTTATGATTTCATCGATGGCGATCTCAACTTCCGCAGAAAGTGACATTTCACGATACTTTTTGATAAGATCAACTTCGTTTGTGATAGATCCATGCAAATCGTAAATGTACTGTTGAAATGCCCCAGTATATGGACCTTTCTCTATAATAAGAGCTGCATCTTCATTTGTAGGAGGTACGAACGATTTTGTTTTATTTTGATCGTTTGTGTTGTCTCGGCCAAAGCGAAAACCGAAAAAGTTAAATGCCATTTTTATTCCACCTCAAGTAAAATATAATCATCTTGTATATTTAGTTTCGTTTGTGATCGTCACATGCTGTATAGAACCAGCCATCTGTATACAGTTTTCCGGGTTTACCACAATCTTCACAGATTTCGCATGACTTTCTTTCGGTTGCATCTATTAACTTGAGCATTTCATCATTACCATAATGGTTGGTATAGAAGCACAATTCGCCATATTTTTCTTTAATTTGAACTGCTTGTATTGGACAATCTTGATTTTGTTGATTATATTGTTCAAGTTTTTCGGAGAGGTTGTAGATCAGTTCAAACCAACCATCACCGCACTCAACACCAAAAAGAGTAATTGGCTCTCCAATTTCCTTGGGTTTTATGCGATACACCATCATCTCATAGACCGAAGGAAACTGTTCAGCGAGAAGTTGTTGTTTCTCTAGATTCATAATATCTCCATTGTTTTTTAGATATGAAAAAACCGCCGAAGGCGGTTTCCTCGTAAATACTATTTATCAACCAACTTTTATTTAACTTGATCATTCGCTGTAAGCGATTCATCCGTTACAAAATAATCAAATTGTAAAGTTGTCGTAAATTCCTCTATAGTATCATTAGTATCCCAAGCTAAATCAATTGCTGATACCTCTGAAGGGTACATTCCAACGAATTTATATCTTGCAATCTCGTCACCCTTCTTGTTATAATGCACAACAATAGCATCTCTCTTATAAGAAGTTGCTGGGCTATCAGAAGAAATATTATACGGTTGCTCCCGCAAATTTTCAAGATGTGTGTTGATTTTATTGTTCCATGCTTCTAATGCCCGTCGAACTTTAAAATCTTCATCGTTCAAAATCGTGATAGACCATTCAGCAAAAGTTCTATCACCAGCAACCTTTACTTTACGACCAAAATAAGGAACTTCAATCGTACCCAGGGTCATCGCAGGAATGCTAGCCGCCCGGCAGGTAAAAGATAACTTGGTTTCACTATCAGAACCAGGAAACACAGTTTCGCCATTGGCTTGTAAATCAAGCTGAACGCGAAATAAGTTAGGGCGAGCGCCGCCCAACTTGAATTGTTGTTTGAACCGTTCAATATTAAAAGAATAACTGTCAGCCATGTGGTTTCTCCTTTAGAGATTATTTATTAAAACTTTCCAACAATTTCTTCAAATGCAACACCGGTTCTTACCGCGATGAAGTTCAGTTGTATGAAATTGATTGAACGAGCAGGCTTAATGTAAATATCACCAACAAATTCGTTACGGTCAATGATTTCGGGGGTATTATTTGTTGTGTCACAAACAACCTTGAAATCATAAACACCGCGACCGGCTTTAACTTGTCTTAAATATGGCTCAACCATATTCTTGAATTGAGCACGAGTGAAGTCGTCATTGAACTCAAACAGCAAGAATCTTGCAGCTAAAGCAATGGCTTTTTCAAGCACAATAAACAATCTACGAACATTGATACGATCAAATGCGCTTGGCTTACTCAATAGAGTTTTGTCACCAAAAAGCACAATGCCCTGACCAGGTAAAGAAACCACCGGGTTAACGCTGTGCACATATAGATCATCTCTATCAGCCTTATCTGGATTATACGCCAACTTGATAGCGTTTTTGATTTGACCACGATTTAAACCAGCAGGCGACCACCACGGATCTCTTTGATTGTCAGTTCTGACACAAAGCCCGGCGATGTCACCATTCAATGGAACCCAACGATAAGTGTCATTATACTTGTCGTACATATATTTCCAGTTATTATCCATGATGGCATAAGAAGTGGAAATTTGAAGATCTTCTCTATCTAACAGCACCTGGGTTAGCGGGTCTTGTTCACCAACAACAGAGTCCATTTTTGGCGAAACTAACGCGACACAATCTTTACGATTTTCGCAGATGTTGT